CGTATTTTGAATTGTTGACATAGTTGCCATCAACAACAAGCTTCTGCGCTATGTCTGAGCGATCAAAATCGTAATAGACATTCAAGTCACCGATCTTCTTTGAGATGTAGTTCGGTGAATTTGGATTCAAATCAAGGCCTGACCAACGTTCAAGCACTTGCTGGTTCGAATCTTTATCAGACCACGTCCTTAGGACTACGTCAAACGTTCCAAACTTCGTAGTTGCCGTTCCAGGTTTTATGTTCTCTACAGAGATCTTATACAGAGTTGAGACTCCGTCACCGTCATCTGTCGAGTGAAGTCTGAACAAGTTCTTGTATTTCCCACCGAACTTTTGTGACACAACCCACGGTGACACTGCGTGGCGGAAGCGATCTTGGAATGATTCGTAATTCGGAACGTATGTTCCACCGACGTTTCTGGCAAGAGAAGACGTAGTTATGAACGCAACAGCTTCCGCACCAGCCCTCTTAGAAGTTGCAGCAAACGCTCCGCTAAGATTTGACACGAGCCCGCTTCCCGTCACTTCAGCCTGTGATGGGTGCACATCCCAATGCGCATAGAGATAGTGACCAGCTTGTTGAATCACCTCGGGATCTGTGTTCAGTTTCTTTGCAAAATAAGAGGGAGAAGACACGTCAAACGATGCAGTCAAAACATTCGGGTATAAAGCGTCTGTTCCTTTGTGTCCATTCAAAAGAAGCACAAACTCTTGTTTTGAGATGCCAGAATCTGATAGCACAACAGAACCTATCAGACCCCCTGACGCGAATGTATCACTTGCGACAAGCGTAGATGCAGGAGCACTGTTCGCTCCAGCGAACGACGACGACACTCTGATGATGACACCGGAGGGTGCCATCAACATCCCTCTTACGATTGGAACTGAGCAACTCACGACACCGAACGTGTTTGACGTGCCTTGCAGACCCGCAGAACTGAAGATTGTCGATCCGACAGACTCTGACATGAAGCATCCCAAGATATACGTTCTTCCTGGAACGCCACCAGCGTTAGCGTAAGGATTCGCCCCAAGCGCGCCATCGTTCGTGGTGACTGGTTGCTCTTCGCCGACAATGAATCCAGCAGACGTCACAGATCCATCGACGCCACGCTTCTTGCCGTTTCCGCAACCAAGGACTTTGAGATACGTTACAGCACCAGCGTTACGCATCCATTCATTTACAGCTAGCGGTCCGAACTTCTCACCGTCTGTGTTACCAAACTTTGCGAAGTATTCATCAATAGATCCAAACGTCACTGGCACGAAAGCAGGCCCCTTAAGGGACGTTCCGATCACACCAGCAGGGACACCAACGGGTTGAGTCGCTGTCGGACCACTAAGATCGATTTCACGAGCAGTAACTCCTGCTGCGCCAAGCTTGACTTGTGCCATTTTTTCTCCTGCAATCAGGAATAACTATCAGACTGAATGTGAACTCTTAAGAGGTCGTTTTACGTGGATGATTTTATTGAGATGTCACGAAGAGAACGTGACACCGGACGTTGTGATCACAAAGTCTAACGTAACGAACTCGATCGTCCTCGTAGGGATGATGACGATCGCGGCATTCATTCTATTGTTCTCTTCGTCCTCTTCGGTGTTGTTTGTCTCGTTACAGATGACATTGAATCTCTCAACGCCCGTCTGCAATTGGACAAATCCCAATTGCTGAGTGACGTCAGACACGAACTTGTTTCGTATCTCAGGCGCTGGATTCTCAAACACGACCGTGTTTGCAATGTCAGTCACGACTCTCTTGACCTCTAGCAACAACCGTCTAACGTTCACTCGATCAAGAGAAGACTTTGCAATCTGCAGCGTCTTTTGTCCGTATATCACGAATCCAAGCTTCGGAAAGACAGCGATTGGATTGATCCTAGAGTCGTAGAGAGTGTCTCTGTCTTGTGACGTAAGTCTCACAGACACATTCGAGACAAAGTCAAGTGCAGCTCTGTTAAAACCAGCTGGAGCAAACCACGGATATGCCAACCTGTCGTTAACTCCTATCGCACCTAGAGCTGCAACTGACGCTGGAACTTTCACCTTGCGATAGTTCGTAGCATCATCGATGTACACATCAGAAAAATACGTCGCAACGTAATTGTTGTCAACATTTCTGCTGTTGAACATGTTCGAAGTCGCAGTCACATCCGGACGAGTCACTGACTCATCGTACAATCTAACGTTGTCTTCGTCGTATCCAGGAATGTCCATCAGATAAAGAGACAGACCGTAGTCTCTAACCATTTGTGACGCATAGTCTGTGACAAATGTCTCTCTTATTCCTGGAATTGACAAGACATTTTGGTTGACGACCATTGGATCAGTCATGAGATTGATCGCTGTCATGTACGATGCAACACCGTTGTTCGATTGTCCTGTGCCGTTTGGATTTGCAGAAAACCCTGCTGGGATGAAGCTAGTCGCTGCTCCACCTCCCGCATCGAAAGACACTGACTTGTCGTTCAACCTCGCTGAATCTCTGTCTAAGATGTTCACACCATCCCATCCACCGTACATGAAGTTTGTGAACTTTGCAAATGTTGAGAATCGATTGAAGTTAGGCGCCGTGTCCTTTGCAAGGATGGTTGCAAATGTGATTCGATTACCAACGACTCCATCAGCGATCGTGTACTCTGATGGATCAACCTTTCCATCTCTGATATATGCAGCTTCACGCATGTGTGTGCTGACGCTGGACGTCAATTGAGTTATCGCAGTCTGTGAGAATGCAACCTTCGAAAGCGTGAACTTGTTGTTGTTCTGCGAGTCTGCGCCTGTTCCTGACAACAACGTGTCTAGTTTCTGTATTCCAAGGAACTTGGTGTAAGACGTTAGCAGAGCGTTCTTATCTGAAGAAACGTTTGCGTTCAATGGAGAAGTGTTACGTTCGAACTTAACGCCCCAAGTCAGCAAGGGATTCGTTATTTCTTTTGGACTCGGTTGACCCGGCCACGTCGTTGACGCAAGACCTTCACCGATCGTTACCTTAAATCTAAATGGAACGGGAGGTACAATCGACCCAGACAACGCTGTGCTTGGTGTGTCCCCGAAGTATCCTGTGATTCTCGGAGTCGAAGGAGGTGTGTCAGTCAAAGAATCATTCGTCTTCAACGAAGCATGCCCTCTAAACCCGAAGGGCAACGTCGTTGCAGGAATAACCTTCTTTTCAACGTTGCTCGACATGACAATGCGTACGTACTTCGACTTGTTTTCATACTTCCCAGAAGACACAAGACGCTTGTCAGAGTCTATCGTTGAGTCAAAGTTAAAGTAAACTTTCCTGTCACCTACGACCTTAGCAACGTAGTTATCAGAATTTGGATCTAGGCTGCAGTTTGAGAACTGCTCAAGAACCATCTGGTTTGCATCTGTGTCATTCATGTCTCTCACTAAGACAGTGAATGTTCCATACTGGTAAGAATCGTCCAGAGATGCTTTGAGATTGCTTATTGTGATCTTGTACAGATTGTTCGCATACTCACCGTCGTCTCTCGCCTCGAAGTAGAACAAGTCATGTTCAGTTGCACCAAACGGTTGCGAGATATACCATGTCGTCTTAGGAGCAGAGTACCTAGCATCAAATGCGCCGTATGCTGCTCGCATCGTCGTTGAAGCCTCACCAGACGTGTTGCTCGTGAACGTCGATCCTGACAACACACCAACATCAATAGCGGACGCAACTTCAGCGTCAACAGCAAAGTCTGCATACAGCAAGTGTTGCTCTTCTGCAAACTTTTCAGCGTTTGTGTTCAAGATCTTTGCAAAATAGTTGTTGCTGGTTGGATCCATCGACGCAGAAAATATCTTCACGCCTGGAAGCCCATCGTCATTTGAAAACGAAGAACCCAACGTTGACGAAATGATAAGCCTGACATTGCCAGTTGCATCTACAAGTGAAGAATCAGTCATTGACGCAAGCGTCGCATGAGTCAAAGGCGTAGATGTCGTACTGACAATCACTCGAGAGCTTGTTGTCGTAAACAACATACCTCTGATGAGGTTTCCGTATGTCGTTCCAAACGAATCGTTGTCAGTGAACATCGGATAGCCATAAGCCTCGTTCGTCTGAAACGCATGGCGTGACGCCAAGAATTGGACACAGTTTGCATGGCGACCCATTGCATCGTGTGGAGCAGCGACGCCTTCGATCTTAAACCCAGCGTTCGTTGTCCTTCCAGTCGTCCTTGTGGTTGTTATGTTTGCAGAAGTTGCATTGACACCAGCGCCTAACACCCTGACATAAGTCAAAGCAGAGCGATTCTTCAAGTACTCGTTTGCAGCATACGGGCCGTGTTTCTTTGAGTCTAGACCACCGAAGACTTCAACGAACT